AATGATACGGCGACCAAAAACTGCTCAAAACCGCCGCCAAATTGTCCAATCAAAGCAATGGCACCAGCCAGTAGAACAAGATTCATTATTCCCAAAAGGGCTATTGGATTTCCAAGCAACATCGTCGCTAGTGCTAGCGGACCCATTGCCATTACTACGCCGAGCATTCCCGCCGGATCAAAGCCGCTAAATGCTCCCAAAAACTGAGCAAATCCAACTGCTGCCAACGCTATGCCGGCACCCATCATCAATGCTGCCGCTCCCACAGCCAGCAATACCCCTACCGCCAGGGCAGTAACTGCCGCTTGTGGGCCCAGGACCAAAGCCACCAAACCAAGCATTAATAAGCCAAAAGCGACAGTAAATCCTATAACTGCCGCTGCTGCTGGCCACGCGGCATCACCAAGACCCTTAAAAGCGGCAACCATTTGTGCAAGTCCCATTGCGGCGAGTCCTATGCCCATGCCAATCATCATCGCGGCTAGCCCTACCGCTAGTAAACCTTTAGCTGCTTTGCCGGCACTTTCTCCAAGGCTCTCCATCGGACCTTCGCCTTCTTCTGTCGACTCATTTAACTCATCCGTTGCTGCTGCTTGGAATTTTGTTGCGATTGCGTTCTTTATTCTAACAGCCGTATCAGTAACAGTTTTTGCTATACCTCCCGAAGTCAGAGCTATGGCAATTGCCTTAACAGCATTGTAAGCACCGACGATGCCTGTCCAGATCGCCACAGCCGCGGCCCATGCGGTTTGAGCGACGGTCGATGCTATCACGGCAGCTTTATATGCTATAAACAGATATATAATAATTTGAAGGAGCGGCTTCATGAACCCCATATGTTTCGTCATCCATCTTAAACCATCAATTAGGGGTGTCATAATGGGCACCATGGAAGCCATAAGGGCTTTCAACTGAGTTTGCAAACTTTGAACTTCTTGTGCGGCTTTTTTCTGCTCAATTAAACTTTCAGCACTTTCATCCGTTGCTCCAGCTAGATCGCTCATATCGCCAGAAAGCATCATTGCCAAATCACCAACATCAGAAAGTCCCAAGGCATCCTTATAAAAATTCTTCTGATAATAAGACATATCATCAAAAGATAAGCCTGCGTCCAAGATAGAATCTCGGATCATATTAAATCTTTCTCCCGGATCTGTTGTCATCATAAGATCCATCGCATTTACAAAGTTTCCACCAAGGGCGGCATTTAATTGTCCCGCTTGGTCAGCGGCGCCTTCAAACGTGTCAAATTTGTCGGTGATCGATAATACTTTACTAATCTCCATGCCAGTAATCTTTGAAATGTGTGCCAAATCTTTAAATGCCTTAACGCCTTGGGCTCCATATTTTGCCATAGCGGGACCAGCCTCGGCAAATCTTGCTGCCATCTCAGATGGTGCAACGCCCAATTCTTTAGCAAATGTTGTCAGTTCTCTTGCTGTTGCCTCGGCTTCTGTTGCCGACTGTCCAAGCATCTTTGTTGATACTTGAACTCCCTTTGCAAAATCAGCATTGGAAACACCTAACATTTCCAACGTAGCGGCAGTTGCAGTAAGTGATTTTTGCATATCCTTGCTTACCATCGTAAAGTCAGTATAAGTTCCATAAAGCGTTTGTCCTGCGGCTGTCACCTGTTCCATCGATGCGCCCGTTTCGCGAACACCTTCATAAACGTCCGTCATTGAACGTGCCATTTCTTCTGAGGCGCCCGTTGCTTTTCTAAATGCATTTTCCGCATCATACGCCTGCAAGACAACGCCTACCATATTCGTCAACACGCTGTCCGAAAATGACGTTACTAACGATGCTCCGAATTCAGCTAACGAGGCGGTGCCGCCTGCAAACGCCTTCGCTAAATTCTTAATTTTGTCAGCCCCAAAACTGGTTTGATAAACAGTTGCAGCTTTTCCAAGTGAATCTCCAAAATCGCTAGCTAATTCATTTGATTCTTTTTGGGTGGTTGCAAATTCCGCCGCTAATTTATTTTTGGCTCGGAGAAGTCCATTCGCTTTTTCAAGTTTCTTCTCTTCTGCTTCATGTTGTTCAAGGGTTCTAGTCCCATTCTTAACCATTTCCTCCGACTGCCTAAGTCTTCTCTCGTTGGTCTCTATCGCCTGCTCCCGATATACAATCCCGCCTTTCAGAGTCTTATTCTGAGTCTCATAAATACCCAGAAGCGCCGTGGCGTCTTCGACCGATCTAGAGTGATAGCCTTCGGCTCTTCGTAGCTTTTCTAAAAGTGCCTCTTGTAATTCTAGCTTATCTTCCAGCCTGTCTTTTGCGGCACCATCCGCTTCAGCGATCTGCTCTTTTAACTTTTCTATTTTTTCAAGAGCTTTTGCTTCTTTGATCGCATCAGATGCACCCACAATAAAATTCCCCTTAGAATACTAAACTAATTAGTTATAAACTAAAAAAGACAAGACCCTAGTTAGGGTCTTGTCTTCCATTAAACGCCGCGCATTTGAGACGGCGCGGATGGCTGGTTATTAGCCGTTAACGTTTGACTATTTGATTTGCTTCCCTTGGAAGCATTTTCAATCGCCTCTTTCTCATCTTTAAGTTGTTTAATTAATCTTTGAACAAACCATTTTCTCAAGCCAACTGGAAGATTATATGCTTCTGAAAACGACCACCCACCTGAATATTTTAAAAAGAAGAACTGTTCATAAACGTTCTCCATATAATCATCTGTCAGGCCAAAAAAAGTCCGCGGTGAGCGGCACCTCCAGATGCTGCTCATAGTCACATTCTGCACATTCAAAATGGTGTGTCATGTCAACATTGGGAGCAGCAAGCTCATATGCCAATCTCAAATGTCTCGAATCCATGGAAGGAATATTGTTGACCAAATATTGAACTGCCTGTGGAGAATCATCGCCATTAACAGAAACAATAATATTTTTTAGTTGTCTTGTAACGTTTTTCTCTTCAAGCTTTCGTTTGCGATCAGTTTCCGCCGCTTTAGCAAAGCTTTTTTCATCATATCCTGTCAATAATCTAAAATAAACTTCCGCACCAGTAACGGGCAACACTAATTGAAAAGTGCCATCTCCGTTGTTATTGATATTAGCTTCGCCCAAATCGGCAGAATTTTTAATCTCTAATTCGTTTAAATCAAATGAATATTCCTGTGTTTCTCTGCATGCTGGACAAGTGACCTTTGTAGAGTACTCGGAGCCATAGCCAGATTTCCTAATTGCAATAATAATAGCGTTTCTATCGCCAACCAACAAGCTAGCTGCATTAATACTTTTATCAACAATCAAATTCTGAATTACTCGGTCTAAAGCAACACCCTTTTTTAAAAGCGTTCTGGAAGTAAGTAAATCTTCCTCTTTTGCTGTCATTTGCTTGATTTCAATACTATCGTGCCCACGAAGAGAATGCCCTTCTGGATAGTACTTCCCTTCGGAGGGGAGTTCAACAAATTCAGTGGGTACAACAAATGAAAACCCTTCTGAATTATCTTGCATAACGCTAGGGGGTGGTGCCTCTACATTCGTTTTGTGAGCGCCACCTACGCGATCTTTATTTCGTGACAATATACACCTCTTTGTTTTTTGTCTTTTATTTTAATTAACCAGCACTGGGACCAGCGAAGAATGTGTGCCCGCCCTTAGATTTGGCAGCAGAGCCATCGGTTGACACATTAAGTTTCGCCCAATCATATTTAAGCGTAACAGTAATTTCAGTTAAATCGTCGCCGCCGTACTCCAAATCGCCGTACTTAATGCCGGCAATCCATGCATTATAAAGAGTCCATTTCTCTAAATCCTTCCCGTCAGCACCAATTTGTGTAATCGTAACTAGCCCAGCAGAAGAAGCAGCCGATGACTTCGTCATTGTGGTTAGATCTTCCGAATTTTCGGGGGGGTGATAACCGCCACCCTCAACCATTGCCGTAAAAGAAGCTGCCATGTCAGGATCGATGGGATCTACCAAAACAATGTCCACATCTGCCCACTCGACAGTGCCAGGATAATAAAATGTATGATTTAAAAATTTATGAGTCGCGTTTGCAATCGTAAACGATGGCTTCGCGGCGGTTTTTGCCCACCATAGGAACGTTCCGGCTTTATCATTAAAACCAGTGAAATCCACTCTAAATCTAAATTTTCTTTTTGGGTCTCTTATTTTCCCAGCGGTAAAGTTATCTGACCAAAAATTCGACATTCTATAGAACTCCTTATATCTATCTATTTTAAATAGTATTGTGGGGGAAAATCCCCCCCACTTCTTTTGTTAATCGTCAAATGAGGCACCGGTATTCATGATTACGAAGTCAATTGCAATATATTCAATCGCACGAGCCGGCTTAATCATAATCTTGGCATACAAGATATTCTGATCAATGAGATCGGGCGTTGTCGTAGTCTCATCCAGAATCAAGCGATAATCTGTAATTCCAAATCTAGATTTGACGTTCGCCAGCAGCGGATCAATCAATCCAATAAATCTATTCCAGGTCGATTGGACATTCTGTTCAAAGAGAATTTGAGTTGAAAGAACGGAAATTGTCTTCTTCAAGTAAATTACCAGTCTTCTGACATTGATTCTATCGAGAGCAGATTGGCGTGCTTGAAGCGTCTTTTGTCCGAACACCACAATACCACTAGAGGGGAACGAGGCGATTGGATTAATGCCGGCCTCGTAGAGCGTGTCTCGATCTCTCGAAATTAATCTCTCACTAACATTCGAAACTGGAATTCCAGCGGCGCCCTCGGTGAGACCACCTCGGTTGAATCCGGCAGGGGCAAACCAAATTTCAGATCTTGCTTCTGAACTCGCAAGAACCCCCATCATTGCAACAGAAGGCGGTACCCAAAGAAGCTGGCCTGTAGTTGCATCACGGGTCTGAACCCATGGATAAAAA